CTTATCGACGAGTTGATCGGGTCTGGCCGATGCACGGACAGGCCCACATCTGCTTTTGCAAACCATGCCGCCGACCCCGAGATGTCGTATCCCTTTGGGGCTGGCACCTTACCATCCTGACCCCGCATCATCTTTGTCGGGTGTGCAACGAACCATAGATGGATGTCGTGGCTCTGGGCGAAGATGCGAAGCTGGGTCAGCATCTCGCTGATCCAATCGGTCTCGCTGATGTCACTGGTCTTGGCGATGTAGTTGTAAGGGTCAATGATTGCCCCTCGTATGCCGTGGCGCATCACAGCGATCTTCAGCCGTTCAATGATACCATCGATAGTCGCCATGCTGCCGTCGTTCTGATACAGGAAGCTGAAGTGTTCCTTCACAAACGACTTGCCCTTCTCTAGCTCCTCTGCCGTCAGTCGGGGCGTGACCCCTTGGAAGAACGGCTTTGAAAAATGCTTGCTGATGATCTTGGCAATGTGGATGCGCGGCTCGTTCTCAAAGGAACAGATGGCGAACTTCCAGCCCAGCCGTTCCGCAAGGTTTACCATGATCTGATCGATGAACTCTGACTTGCCCGATGATGGATGCCCAGTGACCACGGTAAGCTGGCCGGTGACTATCGAATACAGTTCATCCACTCCACTGTACCCAGTGGCCACACCCTTGCCGATACCGTTCTCGTAAATGTCGTCAAGCTGGTCGTAGAAGTGAGAGGCGTCGTACAGACCGGCAACTGGCCATGGCTGGCAATCGACCACCATTTTCTCGACGGCCTTCCTGCCATGCTTCATCAAAACATCATTGGCATCTTTGCAGCCGTCTGGATATTCAATCTTCCAGCATCTGTCCTTGCCGATGCGTCGAGCAATCTCTTCTGCCATTGCCTGACCGGCGCTGTCACCGTCTGTCGCTATGATGACACGGTTGGCTGCATCTATCTTTTCTTTTGCGTCCCATAGAAACTTGAATTTGTTGTCTTCTTTTGGGTCTATCTTTCCATCGACAACCTTCATCACCGCGCCATTCGGGACGGACACGCTGCTCTCAAATCCGCACTCGACCATGGTCAAGCAGTCTATCTCGCCCTCGCAAATATACAGATCATCATTTCTGACAACGGCGTCTAGATTGAAAAAAGACGCTGGCGCACCGTTGCAGGAAAACCCCTTCTCGGTCAGCGGTCTGTTCTTTGTTGCATATATCTGGCCTTGGTTCATGTAGGGGAACATGGCGATATCTACCTCTTTTCCAATTCCCCTGATGTATCCAGATCCAGATTTTATGTTTGCCTGACGCGCAGTTTCTTCACTGATCCCACGCTTCTTCAGCCATTCCAATGTCTGCTTGTTCAGTTCTCCAATGTTATCCTGCTTTGCCAACGTCATTACTTTTCTCCCAGACGCAATAGGTTTCTCCTCCAACGGCACAACACCACTGGCTTGGCAATGCCAGCATTGGTACAGAGTGCTGTCAGGCTCAACGCGCAACGAAAGTGTGCGCTCGTTTTTCTTTTTTCGGGTTTTGGAGCAGATCGGGCAAGCTATTTTATGCTGGCCCTGCCCCTTGCGGATGGATTCACCGCGTATGTGTGCTTCAATCATAATCAATCTCCCAAGACGAAGACAGATTATGTGGGTGCCAACATCAAGTCAATGCGGTTTTTCCCTATAGTTCATATGTTCTATATAGAGCATATTATGTATTATATATAATATATATAAATACTCTTACATAGCTCATATGTAATTTGTACTAGGGTACAAAACACGATGTGTTTTCTAGATCTGCCTCCTGAGATATACGCGATACTTTTATGATTGTTCTTGGCCGCTCTTTGTCCAAGCCCCAAAAGATATGCTTCTGTTTTACCTGTCTGTCGTTCTTGTAGATGAAGCCCTGCATCAGGTCGAGTATCAGGCTTTCATCAAGGTCAGGCCTTCTGCTGGCATAAAAGATTTTCATGTGGACTGACAGGTCGCCATCCATCATTTCGTCAAGCCTTGGACACTGGGCATTGAACATCTTGGCGTAGAGCCTTGCCTTATCGCTTTTGATTGAGGCTGGTCTGCCGCCGATCAAAACGATCTTTCGACTGTTGGCCTTGGATGCCGGTTCGCCCTCAATCGTGAACGAATAATTCTCCATTGACTTGGTTCTCCCCATTTGATAAAACCCCCATAGGAGTTGTAATGCACATAACAAACAATCACGGCCTACCACAAGCATTTGTGGACTTTGCTCGTTCTGACAAATACAGCAAGGGTGCTGCGGACATTTCTGCCACCTCACTCATCGACAGCCCTCGTGTGCGTCTGATGCGGGAGCATCATGCCAGCGACAGGCAGATCGATGTTGTGGATATGATCTGGCCCCTGTTCGGGACAGCCGTTCACCATGTTCTTGAGAGCAGCAAACCATCAGATAATGTGATCCTAGAAGAGCGCCTGTTCGCAAATGTTGATGGCTGGATATTGTCTGGCGCGATAGATCATCAACAGATCACCGGCAACGGTGTTCACCTTACCGACTACAAAGTGACCAGCGTTTGGTCTGTCATCCACGGCAAGGTCGAGTGGGAGCGGCAGCTTAACGTCTATGCATATCTGGTATCGAAATCTAAGGGCATGGATGTAACTGGCCTGTCCATCTGCGCGGTGCTGCGGGATTGGAACAAGCGGGATGCCGCGAACAGAGCCGACTATCCACAATCACCTGTAACCATCGTGGACATACCTCTTTGGAGCAGTGGTGATCGTTTATCCTACATCCATGACAGAGTGCGACTGCATCAAGAGGCGCAGCTTGAATATGACATGGAACAATCTTTCACCGCCTGTTCTGACGATGATCGTTGGAAGAAGGAAGATAGTTGGGCGGTGAAGAAGAAGGGCCTGAAGAGGGCCTTGCGGGTTTTTAAGGATGAAACCGAAGCCAAGAATTTCTCTGACGGACAGTCTGTCCAAACAGAGATAGAGCATCGTGCTGGGGAGTTCACGCGATGCAAAGGCAACTACTGCGGTGTTGCCGAATTTTGCAACCAGTATCAAGGAGACAACAATGAGTAGTGTTTGGGAAACGCTATCGAAGATTGATGTGTCTAAGCACACAGAGGAGAAGAATGGTCTTACATACCTCAGTTGGGCTTGGGCTTGGGGTATTGTGAAGCAACACTATCCCCTCGCCAGATTTCAAAAGAATTTGTTCGATAGTACAAATACCAAGATGCCATACATGATAGACCCCTCGGGTTTTGCTTTTGTATCGGTCACGGTTTTTATCGAAGACGAGGAACAGACAGAGTTACTTCCTGTTCTGGACTACGCGAACAAGCCCGTTGCCAACCCCAACAGTTTCCAAGTGAATACCGCTCTGCAACGGTGCCTTGCCAAGTGCTGTGCTATGCACGGACTTGGCCACTACATCTATGCCGGTGAGGATTTGCCACAAGGTGTAGAGAAGACTGTTTCTGTAGAGGACGCTGAGGGCAATAAGAAGGACGTACAGGGCCTTGAGACGCTGGCAGAGGTGTTCACCACATGGATACCTGAATGTGCCGACATCAAGGCTCTGAGGGGCTTCTGGGCGTCGAACAAAGAAGCCATAGAAATGCTCCAGAGTGGCGATAGAGAACTCTATGACATGGTCTATGGACTGTTCATAGAGCGTTCAAACGCTTTGAAGAAGAAAGATGCCAAACCAAAAGGAGAAGCGGCATGACTGATTACCCACCCGGTGGCGTTCTGTTTTCCAACAAGCGCAAGAAGACAGAGACGCAGCCAGACTTCACTGGCGACCTAGAGTTGTCCGACGAGGTTGTGTCTGATCTGGTGAGCCAGATGGAGAGAGGCGTTAAGAAGCCGAAAATAGCCCTAGCTGGCTGGAAGAAGGTCAGCAAGAAGGGCCTTCACTTTGTGTCTCTGAGAGGTTCTGTGTTCAAGGAGCGTGAAGAGCGTCCGCCACAGAAGCCAGCAGACGACTTCAACATGGGGCCGTCGAAGGTAGCGGATGAAGACACAATTCCGTTCTAAGAGGGTGAGGTCAGAGCGGTATCTCAAATCATTGCGTGGTCAGCCATGCTTGGTTTGCGGTACTGGCTCTGAGGCTCACCACATCATGTTCGCAGAGCCAAATGCTATGGGGATGAAAGTGGGAGATAACTGGTGCGTTCCTCTGTGCCACACATGTCACATGACACTGCATGCTTTTGGCGATGAAAAAACATGGTGGGATCTAAAAGGTGTAGACCCCTTGGCTTGGGCCAAGAGTAATTGGGAGAAGTTCAATGGATGATGAATACGAGTGCGATCAGGACTGCGATTACAGCGATGTAGTTAACGGTGAATGCGAGTGCTACAACCGCAAGTCTGAAGAAGAAGAGGCGAGGTGTCCGGTATGACTGACATGGTATGGACACTGAGCTTCCTCTCTTCAGTAGCGGGTGTTGTGACATCTACATCAGGAGATGGCGAAACTACACGACATTTCGCTTGGGCATCAGATGGCCCTGATTATTGGCTACATTACATCGTAGATGATAATGGCAAGCAGGGCATCATGATTGATGAAGAACACGCGCCGAATGAAGACTTACTCTATTTAATTATGGGGTATGGGGCGTACCACGATGTAAATGTGGAGATTGCAGCATGAGCGATGTATCAGAAGCTGCCATTCACTTTGAGGCTGTCAAAACATCGATGTCTCAAAGCAAGGCCGGAACCATACTGCGGATAGCTATTCACCCGAATGATGTGCCGCCCAGCCTGCATACCGATTGGGTTGGGTCAAGGTACATGGTGGCAATGGTGAAGCTGGATGACGAGGATCAGCCAGAGATATCTGATGATCAGCGTCAGGCAAAAGCTCTGGTCGCCAGTGCAGGTATGCTTTGTAGGAACGACGATTTCCGCAAATTCTTGGACAGCCAAGACCTGCTTGCTTTCTCGCCAGACCACTGGAACGTGGATGGAGATGGAGACAAGTGGTCAGACCTAGAGTTTTTAACGGCAAAGTGCTTGCGTAGTTACCTTCACATCGAAAGCAGATCAGAGTTGGCTACAAACTCTGAAGCAAGGGAGAAGTTCAAGAAACTTCAAGAGGATTTCACGCTATGGAAGAAAAACAGACCGTAGAGGGCGCATCTTCACAGGAGTTCATGGGTATCAAAGACATCAGTGAACTTCTGTCGATGACGCGCAAACAAGCCTACTACATCACAAAGACAGACAAAGACTTCCCAAAGGGCATCAGCCTAAGCCCGAGGATCAAGAGGTGGAAAACTGCTGAAGTGATGTCTTGGCTAGAAACCAAACAGGACGATTAATTTGTACGATGGTACAAAACGGGAGAACGAAAATGAATGAAGTATCGAAGCGCAAATACAAAATCAAAAAGAAAGACCGCAAGCCTTGGTCAGAAGCTGCCAAAGAGGCTCAAAGTGAGCGCATGAAAGAGATGTGGAGACTGCGTAAGCTGAAAAAACAAAAAGCCAAGCTGGAGAACAAGGTCAATGCTGGGAAGATTTACATGACCCTCACAGACAAGGTCGAGCCGAAGCCAATGTGGAAGCGCATCATTGATGCCATCTTGGGGCGGTAATGTATCCCTGTCCTCAATGTCACTCAAGGGGTACGCGGACCAGAGACAAAGCTAATGTAACTCTCTGGCCCTACCCCCAAGTGACCCGGCATCGGGTCTGCGATGATTGCGGAACACACTTCATCACAGCAGAAGAGTTGTTCCGCGTCATCAAGCCGATACCGAAACTGGGCAAAAAACACAGCTTCCCCAGAAAGCCCCACTCCAAGGCCAGAGGTCGTATACAAGAGGCTTTGAAAGAGCTAGAGATCGGCGATTACATCATGGCAAACAACAAAAGAGAGGCCGTCGCATTGCAGGGCGGCATGATCAAGCTGTGTGGCGCTGGTTGTATGCGGGTACGAAAATCTAGGAAGTCAGACAGGTATGTTTGCCAAAGGATCAAGTGACCTAGATGTCTGCCTCGTTCATAACCTTGTTGCCCCTCTGGATAAGGGCTTCTAGATTTTCGCGCAGCCGTTCCGTGGCTTTTTCCTTCTGATCGTCAGATAGGTTTGGATTGGCATCTATCTGACGCAGCTTCCTCAAAATTCTGTTTCTTGCGCTGTTGATCGCCCTGATCTGGCCAAACACAGAAAGTTCTTTTTCATATCTATTACGAACATCCCTGATGGCAGATGGGTCTCGCGACTTGATGACCTCTTCCAGAACCTCTCTGGCCTTCAGAACCTTGTTCCTGTTCTCAATGAAGCCTGAGACATCTTCTCTTTCAGATACGCTATAGAACACCTTCCGCAAGAACGGTGTCTGCCTGACAAACTCATCTTCAAAGCCTTCTGACAGTGCCGTCGGTATAGTCTGTGTGGTGAAGTCTAGCGTCCGGTTGACAAACATACCGGCACCACCAGTGAGATAGTTGAGCCAGTAATCAATTATATCCGGCGAGAAGTCGAGCAGACCGCTCTCTACCTTGCTGCCACCAGTTAGCTTGTTCAAGTTATCTGTGGCCCACTTCAAGGATGGGCTGGTGGTTGACCAGTACAGTTGACTGTTTGGCGGCGGCGTTGGATCGAATGGGCTTGTCTCTTTGACGATGGGCCGACCAGAGAACTCTTCTTCGTTCCGCATCAAATCAACAAATGGATCTGCAACCGTTGGGGCTGCAAAGTTAAAGAAGTTATTTGTGCCGCCAAGAGGGTTCAATGCGTCTGCCGCTGTCATAAAGATGCTCGACCCAGCCTCACCGATGTCGTAACCGCCGCGCATCAATCGGCTCAAAGAGCGACCAAGATTGAAGCCGATGTTGAGGCCATATGGCAGAGGTATGGAGATGTGAGACCTGTCGGTCACCCCGAATGGATCAGGGAGCAAGATATTATGTTCAAGTATGTATTCAGGGGCTTTGTCAAACACCAGTTCTCCATCTTCATCTTCTTCTGACAGAGATGCGTTTAACTGATCTAGGATTATCCCAGCCATCACGGTGGAGACCCATATCTTGCGAACCTTGGATGAGCGTGTGGCTGCATTGATAAGGGCAAACGAGCCTTGCAACGAGGCGTTGTAGAACAGGTAGACAGAGTTCATAAAGGGCTTAAACTCCCCGCCCTTTGCAAAGTCTACCGTCACGTTTCTCGCTGCAAACGCGGCTCGTTCAAACCCTATCTTTGGTGCAAGTGATTTGAACGTGGCAACGCGGATGGCGTTCTCAACCACCGTGTTGTAATCGTCTAGCAAGTTCAGGATTGACCCAGCGCCCTTGCCAACAAAGCTATTCTTTACAGAGTTCCATTTGCCTCTCGCGCCGCTCTCGGCAATATCACCGATGACGCCCTTGATGCCATTGATCTGGTCTTGCAGGGTGTCCATGGTGTTCAGGGCATTCTGACCGCCATATATCTGGAACAATCTGAATATATCCGCGTCTGTGGCGTTGTTGATGTCAAAGCCTGCGGACTCTGCCATTTCTTTTGTGATCGTTGACGGCAGTTCAAACTGACCTGTGTTTTTGTTTCTACGCATGCCGCGCACGACATCTTTGACGCCCTTGAACGCAGACTTGTAGTTGGTCAGTATTTCTTTCGTAAGGCCATCGATCTCGTATTGATTGACGTTCACTCCCGCTGTCTGAACATCTCGTACAAGGTTTGTGACCAAGAACTCTGGGTTGTATGTGGTATTGATATTAGACAGATATCTGTTGATCTTGCCGAACCCTCTCACAATACCTGACAGGGTCTGGTTCGATGCCCCAGTTGACCCCTTCATGGCCTTCGCCACCCTTGGGTCTCTTGTCTTGATGAGTATTTCTTTCCCGCCCTCTTTGACGACCAGTATTGAGTCGTCGTTCTTGGCTTGGAAGTCGTACATCATTTTGACTGCGCCTTGGACAAGGCCACGACGCATGGGTGGGCTTTGCAACTCGACTGCATACTGAGACATGGCTTCAGGCTCTGCGCGGATCAGGTCAAGGAATGACTTACCTACGGCATTCTTCTCAGACCTGATGACGGCGTTCTGGTTCTGCATGAACACACTTGCCAACACGCTAGTGGCGTACTCGCTGCGGCCAAGCATGCGGCGGTCTTCCTTGCCCCTGATGCTGAAGGTCTGACCACGAGCCGCGCCAAAGCTGCCCTCTTCGCTTGCCTCTCCGTCTGGGTCAAGTATGCCGCGTAAGGGGACATACTCTTGGAAGTCTGGTGCCGTAACCGTGTTGCCTTCTTCGTCAATCTCAACTTCACCAGTATTGAAGTCTGCCGGTATCAGCCCGCCCTCTACACGAACTTTGTTTGTGTCGGCCACGATATCTCTGACTATGCCCCTTACATCCTGAAGCACCTGTCTGTTGTTTGCATCAAGGCTGTTGACCCAGTTGATGATGGCATCAGCCTCTGCGTCCCGCATGCCCGAACCGGCGGTCTCGCCTTCGTTGATGGAGCTTATGTATGCGTTTCTCTCTTTGGCATGCAGCGCGTATAGATACGCATCTACGACCGCAAGACGCTTGCTGCCCGACTCTTTCTCTGCCTGACGGACAAAGTCGCTTGCAGCAGCAAGACCTTCGTAATTTGTACCCTCGTCTAAATTTAGATCTTTGACGCGGTCAGCCGCTGGATCGTAGAAAGCATTCTTTGCCTCTTCGATGCGGTTGCCCACACGGCCATGGTACAGGCTCTCTTGCAAGTATGGATCAAACGCATCATCGATTGTTGCGCCCTGCGCTCGCAACTTGTCCACAACCTGTGCGATAGGAAGGAACCTGTCTTGGAACAGGTCGCCAAAGGTGTTGGCTGCCTTCTCTGCTTTCTCTTCGCTGCCCAAGGTTACGAGCTTCAGGGCCTTCTTCAGAACATCATATGACTTTCCATAGACGATGCTGTTCTGCGCCTCTCTCAGGTGAGAGGACGAGTAATCCATGGGTATGGCTGAACGGTCTGCTATTTCTCGTCTGTAGTTCTTCTCACGAGGAAATGCTGTAGCGACGGTATATATTCCGTCTCCAGACCGCAGCCTGCTTGGGGGTATGAAGTCTAAATCAACAATAATAGGTGGCGATTTTCTTGGAGGGCGCTCCATCGTAAGGCGCATGCCTCCAGCGGAGTTTGTTATTTCACTTATAACATCAGGGCCATCTCTGTAGCCCTGCTTCGCCCACGCCTGCATGACATCGTATATTGGCTGCTCTAGATCGGTGTACTTACTGCTATCAAGAAACTCCTGCAAATGATTTCTTTGGATCATGTGATGAAGGCCAAAGTCTCTAAGAAAAGGCACGGTGCGCCCAGTAGACTTGTCCTGACCCGCCATCACAACAACCGGATAGGTGCCACGGTTGTCTTTTATTAGGCCAAACAGTGAGGGGTTTTTGACGCGAGATGGATCGCCCTTTGCCGCCGCCCTCTTCGCTATGGGATTGAGCGCAAGTTGCAGGGGCTTCTCAGGAGCTATGGACGAGAAGTCAACATCAAGCGGAATGGTCTGATCTCTAGATTGATCAGACAGATCTTGAACAACATCTTGATCTTCTTGTGACAGCGTCTCAGTGAACGCTGCTGCCTCATCTACTGCTTGGGCGGTATCTGATATTCCGGCCTCAGATACTTCTTCCTCAGTTCTGCCTTCGTCAAAGGCGACTTCGGTGGCAGAGTCTTCAACAAGTTCGTTGCGAACTCCTGCATCCTCTCTTGTGGCACTTGGGTCAAGATTGATTCGCTCTCGCTCTGCATCGGGGAGTGCTTCCTTGATTTCTGCATCTGTAAATCCTTCCGTTCTGGCGAGTGCAATCGCTCCATCGACATAGTCATTGTCGCTGCCGCTGCCCTTTGCCACGTTCATGGAGCCAAAGATTTGCTTCATTGGATACCAGACGACAGCTTGGAAGTCTGCCGTATTGATATCGTATCCACCGTCCTTGAGTATCTCTCTGGCCCTAGCTATGGCCTGACGGATGTGCTTTCTCTGTGTGCCGTTGAGAGGTGTCGCCTGCTCTTGCGGCGAAAGCTGCTTGGTGAGAGTGTCTGCCTTTACAAAGATGTCAGTCTTCTCAGGCCGCTGCTCAAGGTCTGGGGTGTTCTGCTTTGCCTGTTCCGACTTCCAGTTGATGCCTCTCTCTGCTGCATAGGCTTTGATTTTGTCTGTATTGCGTGTGCTGGCGGCAGTGAACTCTCTCTGGAATCTGCGATTCAGCAACACCGCAAAGTCCTCGATGTTGCCCTCAGTGACTATATCGATGTCGTTGTCCGCCATAACCTCTGAGATTATGCGGCGCTCGAAATCATTCTTCGGCCCCTCTTCAAGGTGACCGATGATGATGTCTTTGTTCTTCTGTATGTCAGCCGCTTTTGGCTCTTTGAACGGCTTGCCTGTTATGAAGTTGTAAAGACGCATGAACCATACGTCTGCTGTCAGCCTGTCAAAGTCACCGCGCAAGTTCATGTAGAAACCGGCACCAATCTTCGGACCAAGAAGGAATGCAAGCGGCATCCTTTCAGATGCAAGCTCTCCGCTTGGAACTGTAAGACCATACTCAACAATCAGGGGATGCTTCTTCATCTCCCCGACTGTGTGTTCCTCCATCAGGTATTCTGCAATCTCTAGATCGCTCTTGCCGTCTTTCTTCAGGGCGTTGTAGAACGCAAACGATCCTTCCATCGCTTTGACACGCTCACCGTATCCCTTGACCAGAAACTCACCTGTTTCCGACCAGTAGTCGATCTGCTCCTTGGCAGCCTCAAAGTTTTCGACAACAGACATGCCGTTTGATGTAACGGCAAGGGCAAAGTCAAATGCCGCTTCCATTTCTGGGTCAGACAGAACGGTTCTGTTTGCGCCCTGTCTGGAAGCTATGTTGTGCAAAATCTCTTTTGCAGCCCTGAGCTTCTGCTCATACCAGCCTATGGCACTCGCATCTCGCTTAATCGCTGGTTCAGCAAAAGCCGCAAAAGCCTGCGCTATTGTCTCCATATCGGCTTTGTTTTCAGGATCAAGAACGGCCCCTCCCCGTTCTTCTTGAAGAATGGCGAGTGCGGTTTCTTTCTTCAGCGGTATGGGCCTGCCTTCTTTGTTCAGAAGCGGCGTATACACAAACGGATTGTCTGGGTCTGTTTCGTTGATAGTCGGGTTTAGAGAGTTCTCTTTGAGCCTGTGCAGACCGGCTATGGCTGCGGCCTTCCTCTTGATGCCACTGAGAGTTGATTTCTGTATACCCGCATCAACCTCTTCTCTGGCAGCAATACGGCGCACATTGTTCAGAGGGATAGATGAGAGATCGGCCTGCATGGTCCTGTCTCTTGGCTTCACCGCCTCTGGCTGGCCCGACTTTCTCTGCCCGATAACGCCGGTCGATATGTTCTCAAAGATCGAATCAACCGTGTTGAAGCCCTGATCTGCATGCACATCTTGAACGCCCTTGAAGAAGTTCACTATGCGCTTGAAGAGGCTGAGTGGCTTGCCAGCGACTTTGAGTCTGCCGTCTGCCCACGAGCGGAACATCTCGGCTACGGCCTCTTCATGCACCCTCTCTTCGTACTGGGCAAAGCTCTCCTCTGGCTTCTTCTGATTGATGCGCTGCGCCCTGTCTACAAACGTGTAGTCTCTTTCGACGTTAGTGCCATTTTGTACTACCGTATATTTTCTCTTCGATGCGGCAGCGACCAGAGAGTCGTACTCTGCCTGTGTGAATAAACCGATGTCTCTGAGGGCGTGTATGACCTCATGGTTGAGGACGCCCCTCAGCTTCGCCAGCCTCTGTTTTTCTGTGAGGCCAACATCATAGACGCTCATGGCAAGGGCAATCAGCTTTTTGCTGGAATCGTATTGACCCTCTACGACCAGACCCGGAGGTGTCTCTATGACCTTTGGATCGATGGACAGCGCCACATCAACGCCAACCAGCTTCTTCAGGTCTTGAGCCAACTGCCTGCCAAGCTGTTCGTTCTTTGCCTTGTACTCCTGTGTCTGCTCGACAACGGACGCAAGCCTTGATGCTTCTAGTGCAGCGTTAGCTTGTTCTTGTGTGTATTGCTGTTGATCAAGAGCGCCCTTCGCACCAGTTCTGGACTCTATGGTGTTTACCTGACGCTGAAGGCCAATCGCCCTTGCCTCAGACGCCCTGATAGCAGCATCAATCTCGTCGCCACGAGCCTTGCTCTCTGTAAGCTGCTGCTCCTGCTTGGGCGTGGCTTTCCAGTTGTTCTTGAGCTTTTTCTCTCGCTCTATCTGCTTTTCTTTTTCTTTTCTCAGCCTCTCTAGGCGCTTCTGCTCTTGAGATACAATTCTCCTCAGAGGTGCCGCAGCATCCTCTTGTATCTCTTGTTCGGTGAGAGGGACATAAACATTCGGCTCTGCCTGACGAATGACCCTGTTGGCGATCATCTCGTCCCTGATGTCTTCAGCAACGCTAGGCGCTACAGCATCGCCATTGTCGTCTTTTGCGGCAGACTGAATGGTGTCTATGTCAGCCTTGCCGTCATCGATGACCTTTTGAACGGCATCATCGTATTGCTTCTGATTGAACTTGCGCTTGGTGGTGGCATGAGAGGCTGGCTTGGAGTCTACAGCGCCCTTCTGGCTCTGCTCCACAGCATCAGCAAGCGAGTCAAGTCTCAGGCTACGCAACTCTGATGGCGTGATGGCAGGGCTTTGCACAGCAAATCTGTTGGGAGAGGTTCTTGCCCTCGCCGCCCTAATCGTCCTTTGGGCAGATTCATCCAGCTTGTTTACCGGATAAGCGACCTCTCCAGAGGTTATTTTCTCAAGCTCTTGCTGTCTCTTCTGCTCTTGCTGCTCAAGGGTCATGCCCTCGTTTGCTATCTTGTCCAGATCAGCCTGAGCTTCTTCGCCTTCTTCCAGCCTTCTCTGGCCTAGAGCCGCGTTCCGATGAACCTCTGAGCGTAGATCTGACAGATCTTTTTCAAGTTGTTCTTTTTTCTTCGCTTCTTGTTTCTTGTCAAAATTGTCAAACGCCTGTGTTGTACCCCTTACCGTGCCACCAATAAGGCCAGCGGCAACAGCGACCTCTTTGTACTGCTTTATCGCTTCTTCGCTGGTGATATCTTGGCCAGCTTGCAGGCGCTCCAAGACTTGTTGCCCGACCTCTGTCGGCACCTCTACCGTGGCACCCACCCCAACGCCCTTTACGCCCCTAGTGAAAAGGCCCCCGCCCTTCACAATGGCTGGCGTAAGCAAAGAGCCAACAACAATTCTATCTGCTATGAAGTCAAGAGATGCTTGCGGTATCGCAGTAAGGGCGGCTATCCCCTCACTTTGAACAACACCACTTTCGTCCTTCTGGGCCTCACGGTTCATACCGTAGAAGAAGGGTAGGTTTGCAGCCAGACCGCCAGCTATGCCGCCAACTACAACGCCTATCGGGCCGCCAGCAGCACCTATTTTTGCACCAACAACGCTGCCCCCGATGGTGGATGCAAGCTGTGGAGCCTGTTCTGCTAGTGTCTGTCCGAAAAAGTCTAGGCCGCTGCCGATGTCTTTGACATCATCAAGCCTTGTGGCGTACTGCTCTGACTCGGCAAGTTGTTTCTTGTTTGTTTCGACAACGTCTTCGCCGAACTCTTCCAAGAACTCAAGGCCGGTTGTCTTGCCAAGGCCCTCAAGAGCAGAGCCAAAGCCAAGTTGTAAGGTATCTACACCCCTGCCGAATGCCTGACCTATGGCGCTCTTGTCGTCTTCACCACCAATGAGAGCCTCATCAGGATCGCCCAGACCCTGAAGGTACTCTCCTATTCTTGATCGCTCTGTGTCGGATATCTCCGCTCCTTTGATTCGGAACGGATATATTTTGCCGGAAGCTCCCTGTGCATAATATACACCCATAAGAAACCCCTATTGATCGGCAAATGCTTCGTTTATGCCACCAGTTTCAATGAGACCGGCTTGAGCAAGCAGTGAATTGGCAGCCATGGTTAGCTCTCTAGCTCTCTGAAGATTGCCGTTTTCATTCGCTGTTGTTGCCATGTCTTGCAAATCTTTTGCTCTTTGTATCATTTGATTTGTGGTAAACGCTGAACCTGTTTTGCCCTGCATTTTAGCTTTAGCGTTGATCAGATCAACCACACCCTCTTGATATCTGTCTTGTGCTTCACGGAATGCAGTCAGGCCGCTGATGCCAGCCTCTCCCACCGCCCCAAGAAGCGTAGGTTCTTTGGATGACATGAGGGCCAATCCAGCCTGTGCCAGAGCCAGATACTTATCAGTCTCTCTATCCTTCTCCAGCTTTGCCCGAAGGTCTGCTATTTCTTTTGCAAGCCCAGTTTGAGGCGTAGAGCCATCATCTGTGCCTCTTCTCTCCGGCTGCGCTTCAGGTTCCGGCGTGGTTGGCGGCGCGTCTGGGTCCTCCACCGTATCTTCATCATCAGAGGCACCAACGGCACCCATGACGAAGTCAGCTATCGGACTCATCTCCCTGTCATCGATCACGAGATCAACGCCGGGAACGCTCCTATTCTTGGAGTATTGCCTTTGCTGGCCGGGAGAAAGCTCACTGAACTGCATAATGACCGGATCGGCCAAATCTTCTTCTTCAAGAACAACTTTCTCAGGAGTTGTCTCTCTAGGCACATTTCTACCTGCCGACACACCCTCACCACCCGATGGCTCAGGCAGTTCGCCGCTATCCATGGCGTCCTGTATTACCTGAAAACTATCCGCAACACTCATTTCGCCCCGGTCATCTTCAGTCAATACTGCCTCACCATCTCTCCTTCTTTTGCGGCCACCTCTCAATTCTCTTATCGGGTCAGCACCTTCAACGTCATCATCGAACATCATGGTCGGCGACGTTAAAGAAGACCCGACGCCCTGTGCCTGTGCCGTGCTTATGGGGTTAATTGCTGATGCGATTTTGGATATGATTCCCGGCTCATCAGAGCCACCAAGAATACGGGCCACCTCTTCTGGATCATCTGTGCCAGCGGCCTCAATGGCGCGAGATATCTGACCTTGTGAATATCTGTCACCAAAATCACGCCCCTGCTCAAAGCCCACGATGGCGGGTATCAACTCATCTCTGCGCGACTTCAGGTCAAACTCTTCATCAGGGTCCATGCCAAGCTGCTCACCAAGATACGAGACATAGTTGTCGAAACTAGCTTCGTTATCAGACCTTGGGGCATATCTTGATGTCAGACCGCGCAGGGTATTGATGCCGTACTCATCGCTGTATGTGCCAAGAAGTCTAGCAAGAGCGCGTAAACCCTCTTCTTCTGAGCCAAACTGGGCGTAACCGCCACCCTGTCCCGTCTCACCTATGAAGCCAGCACCGGGGCGTATGTTGCCGGGGTTGTTTTGACGCAAGCCGAGAGGCAGGCCGTTGGCGGCCTTGACTACGCCACCCTCTGCGAATGGAATAGCCCTAGCCCTTGTTAGGGTAAATCTACCCAACTCAGAGGTTGGGACATCCATGCTGGATATTCGTGGACCTCCCTTGCCACCACGCAGGCCCGTTGGCCGCCGCACTGGGCGAGTAAATAGAGATGTTATGCCGCCATAATCACCCTCTCGCCCTCTTGGCGGTATTCTTCCCATGAAGGGCGATTGCATGAGGCCATCACCCAATTCAATGCCAAAGCGATCAGAAGCCATCGACTCGACTTCGTCCAAGAACGGCTCGACAGTATCACTGGACAATTTCTGGGAAAGCTCTTGGCCAAACTGGGCCAAGCCACCAGAACGCATAGGAATGGCGTCATCAGTGGGGGCTGGCATGATTTGGGGCCGCATTGACTGTGGCATCACAGAGCCAACACTGTTTTGTACCATAGTACTTTTTGGTGCCATGGCCTCAGACATGCCCATAATACCGCTCTGAGGCACACCAGCGGCTGCAACGGCCTCTTCTGCTACCGTGGGCTGATTTGCGGCCTCACGCTTCATGAAGTCGTCACGAACACGCTTGCGGCGCTTGATCTCGCTAAGAACAAGAAACTGAGGAGCAGACCCCGTGGGGGCCTGCATCTCTGAAATAAGCTGCTGTTCGGAGAAGTTTTTCAGCTGGTCCTGTATGTCGATAATGTTCATCAGCCGCCAAGCCCCTTATACAGACCAAGTGCAGATATGCCTGTCCCAAGAAGCTGTTGGATGGGATTGTACGCCTGCATCGTCGTGGTCTCTGTTGAAGGTGTTATCGGAACACCCCTCAAGATCGACGACAAGAACTGCAAGTTCTCTCTTGGGAAGTCTCTTTGACGGACAAAGTCTTGATAGGCAAGATCAAGGCCGGCCTGCTCTCTTGCGGTGATATCTTTGCCCACCTGTTCCAACAAACGAGCCGACTCAATATCACCTTCTCGCGCAAGACGCCCAAGATCAGCCAAACTACGAGCTTGTTGTCCTGCAAGCTCACCGGCACCAAGACCTATTCTTTCTGCGTCCGCTCTTGCTGCCCTGTCTCGCTCGAATTGTTGCTGTGCCTGCTCAAAAGCCTGTTGCTGCCCCGAAGCCTGTATTTCTGCAAGCTGTCTGTTGAGCGCCTCGCCAGCGAGGGCTTCTTGAACCGCCGCTCTGCTGCCGCCAAACGCGCCCGCTTGGACAGCTTGAGCGCCTCTACCCGCCCCCTGTCTCTGAGCATCCAGAATCGCTCGTTCTTTTTGAACATCTACCACCTGCTGCATGTAAGGGGACATATACTGATCAGCCGCAGCAGAATCGAACTGACCGGCCTCAAAACCCATGCCCTGCAATGCGCGGCCAACACCGGCAGTGGTGGCGGCCTGTGCAGCGGGAAGGCCAGCTATACCAGAAGCAGCAATGTCTCTGGCCCTCTGTCTAGAGTCTAGGGTATCTTGAGCCTCTTCGGCCAATCTTTGGCCGTCATAGGTCTCATAATCACGCAGAGATTCAGCTTCTGTTCTGTCAAGCAGGCGCTCAAAATATGGCCTGACATATTTGGGCAGATTGGACTGAACAACAGTCTGGTCTGCTGGTACTGATTGTTTACCCTTGCCCATTACCCAACTCCATCCTGTAGGCTATGTATTCAGGCTGCCATCCGTACCTCTGTAGGATTCTGCCCCATGCTTTTCTCCCATAACCTTCTATATGCTTGCAGCCACAATCTGTGGCGTATTTCTGTAACGTATTTAGTACCAAGGGCAACCACTTCCTCATGTGTTTTCCCCCCACCCAATCAAGGGCCATGGCTCTCCTGCCGGGGTACTCTATAACCCTGCTAGTCAAGGCGGCGATTACGTCTCTTCCCTCCATGACCAGCCAAAGCACTAAAACACCATCTTCTAAATCTTTCCTTAAATCTTCTACCTCAAACTTACCGGCTGATGTCTCTACAGACTTCCTAAGAACCTTAGTGACATCCTCCCAAACGATGTCCACCCCCTCCATGGGGACTGCCGTGATCATCATGCCGGTAGCATCATACCCTGTGGCACCTGATCAGGCTGCTCTGTCATGCCTGTACGCATCTCTCTGACCCTATCCATCATCTCATAGAGGGATTTCGCGCCAGCGTCAGTCGATCCGTTGCCCAGCCCACTAACAACGTCAGCCGGTACGATAAACTCTCCATCAGACAGGACAACATCTTGCTCTCCTTCAAGCGTGGCGGGGATCATGTCATCCATGCCATCG